GCGTCTTCATAGGTTTAGCGCCGCGTGTGAATGTGACATCTTTGAGTTTAACTTTAGTTGTCATCGTTGAACTCATTAATGCAAGAAAGATAAGCATAAAAGTATTGATTAAACCGTGAACAATGACTATCACCGAACGCATCAGGTTTGCTGTGTTTGTGTACATCATTCAACGAATCATACCATGTATCTCTGTTGTCGTAGAGTTGCATAACCTCTGTGTGTCTTGTATGCATATAGTATGGCACAGCATAGCACTGTTGTCAAGCGTTCTACGATTAGTACTGCTTATCATTATTGATAAGATGCTCTAATATGCGCACACAGATGTTTTGAGAATCATTCTCATTTATTTTCACTGCCGCTCGCGCTTCGCGCTCGCTCCTCACGCCAACCGGTTAGCGCAGTGTCACACAGCATAACACAGTGCAAAGGAAGCGAGCGAAGCGAGCGGACACTAAAAAAAGTGCACCCCTATGGGGGTATTGCGAACGATTCTCAATAAGATATAGGCTTCACAAATTTCTGTCATTTTTTGACAGGGTATATTCAATTATCTCACCGGTTTCCGCCAGTAAATGCAGTTGAAAAGTGTCTGGACCGGTTTCAACCAGACCAACAATAAGCATATTAAGTAGGAACATCAAACATTGCCTGGTAAATAGTAGGAAACTCTTGTTGAATAATGTTTTTAACCTGATCAGCAATCAGTTTATGTTCATATTGGGTACCATTAGCGCATCTAAGGTCACAATAGTGCAACCAAGACCGAAGGGTACCGTTCATATAGAGTTTAGTGGGTGTTGAGAGCGGTAAAACGTCTCTTGCACACTCTTTAGCTACACCTGCTTGCAACATCTCATTATACAAGCTCTCACTAAGTTCAAATAGGCTATTAATCTTGACGGTAAAGTCTTTAACGGTATAAAAGTCTAAATCATCAACACTATTCTGTCTATTCTTAGTATCTTGTCGTCTAAGTTGCGGGATAGCGGCTGGTTCCGCCACTTGAGCGTACCTTTGGCTAAACTCTTGGAAAGAGAAGCTACGGTGACGTAAGATTTGAGCAGCAACACTTCGGGTTGTCTCTATCTGTACGCACATATTAACCATTTCAAAGGGAGACCAGTGTTTATGTTTAATCAAGTACCTAATCAAACGTTCTGACTCGGGGTTATCCTGATTATCAGGGTTAGACACTCTAGCCATATAGGCTATAAGTTTCTCAGCATCTGGAGTGGTATGTACTAATGATACTGTATGATACATGTAAGAGGTAGTTAACGTAGTTAGTGGTAGTACTTATAAGATGAGTACGGAAACGAATCATCAGATAAGAAGGAAGGAGTGTCGTTAGACACGAGTTCCTTCCTTCGCAGAAGGAGGGTCCACCCTTCCCTCCTCCTGTATAGATGTGGGACCGTTCTAAACCCAGTTAGGGACTGAGTTCTTTGTGTCGCCTTTAGCTTGCTGTCTTTGCTCGTAATTCATACCTAAAACCATATGATTTGCAGAGGCTTGGGGGTCGTCAATAAACTCTGCTAACATCTGATTCCACTCCATACGTTTACGTTCTTTGATAGCCTCTTGGGCAGAGATACCCATAGCATCTGTAAAGTACTTAACGCCTTGAGCTAGGGCGTCAATTCTGTCGTCATGTTTAACTGCGCCTTTTTCACGACACATTCTACTCATCTGGTAGAACAACATGTACATCAATCGTTTTTCAGGGGCTTCATCGGGATTAGACTTGAAGTCCCACTCAATGACGGAACGATCGACGACGAGTCGGTGTTGATTGAGGACGGGTTCGAGGGAATCAATGATTCGATCTTCTTTTCTAACATTTGCTCGGACTTCTTCAACATCAATTCTTTGGTTTGTTTGTTGAAGATGTTTGCGGAACAACTCGCTAACAATACCGTCGCCAAAGTTAGTTTCAATGACAAGCTTAGATACTTCATACTTTTTACAACCTTTTAGAATGTCCAGTAATGTGTTGTCTGAGTATCCGTCTCGGTAAGCACGCATTTCGTGCAAGTACAAGATACCGTTGCGTTGTGAGATATAAGCTGCTGTTGTTTCATCCGATCCACGACCCGACGGGTCAATTGAGCAGATTGTCTCAGAGTAAGGACCCCATTCCCCCTGGAGCTGCATTGGACTGTAGAAATAATCTCCAGGTAATCCGACAATGGGGAGGTCCTTGATAACATTTTGTGGGTCGGAGCACCATATGACGGATTCGGGAGCAGACTTAGGGTTAACAGAGGTAACGACGAGATCAGAACATTTAAGCGGGAATTTGTCAGCATCACTAAGAGAGGTGTCGAGCATGAACTGTAACATGAAGTTAGACCGTCCCATGGACGCTTCACGTTCTATTAGATCTTCATTATCAAATCTATCATCTGTTACGTCCCATTTATCAGCACCATTTTCGATGTCTTCTACAAGTTGTGGAGCCAACAGACCTTCGTAGATGGTTGTCTTACGAGGGTAACGTGCAGGCCACACAAAAGGCTTGTAGGACCGTTCAGCAAGGCGCTTATAGACGGTAAACGTAGTTTGAGGAGTACCTAAGTACATAATACGGGAGTCTTCCTTGGGTGTAAGGATAGACTCAGCTTCTGTACACAGTTGTAGGAGCTTTTCTCTCATCAACTCTGTCATTGAGTTACCAGGAACTTCAATGTCGTCTAGAATCATGAGGTCGGCGCGAGAGCCCGTCAACTGACCTGTGATTCCAACGGACTTTACGCTTGGCGCTTGGTGGGGTGAGCACATCACATCGAAGCTTATCCTTGACCACCTTGCATCGTCTGACCTGGGGCGTAAATGAGAAAGCCATGGTGTTTCAATAATAAGTTTTTGTAGAAAGATAGACATGTTATCAGCACGTTCTTTAGACGCACTGATAATCATTATTTTTTTCTCAGGGTCATTAAAAAGCGTCCACAGAACAAAGGCTCCAGTAATCCAGCTCTTTCCCACTCCACGGAAAGCTTGTATTTGAAGACGCTTAGGTCCATGCTGAAGATAGTCTGCGATTGCATATTGTGCACGGGTAGGGTTGGGTAGGTCAAGCTGTGTCCACAAAGCCTGTAGAAACAGCTTAAAATCGCCTCTAAGGAGGTCTAAAGTATTCATAGGTACAATCTAACGTGGAGGGGGTGGAAAGGGCTTACAGGCGACCTGTGAAGGATGTTGGTAGCCTAGGTTTAGTCCTAGTAACTACAGCATTATCAGGCATAGATACCCTGTATTCTGGATCCATAATTTGCCGTGTTCTTTCTTGCTCTTTTTCACGTTGTCTACGGAAACTAATACCAGCAGCAGCACCACTAAATCCAATTGCCATAGGCGCAGCTACTGGAGCCAATGCCGGTGCAAGGGCAGCTAAACCTGCAACACCACCCAGACCGCTAATATCACGTTCTGTTTGAGCTAAATCATCAGTTCTAGGGGTTGTTACAGCAGCTTTTACAGAACCAATGTCACCAATAACACCTAATCCGGTAACTGCAGCACCAAATGCAAGAGGTTTTCGCACCATTTTAACAACACCGTTTGTTTGCACAGCTTCCATAAAAGTGTTTATAGATCTTGTGCTATATTTACCTTGCTGTACTACGTCTGTAACGCGTTCGGTAATATTTTCACCGGATTTAGCGATTGTACGGATTTGACTTGCTGTAGGTTTAAGTAGGTTTGTAGCAGCACTTTTTAACGTTAAAGGAGTGTTAGGATCAATAAGACTACCTTTTGGTAAACCTATTTGTGCTTCTGCAGCATTAATAGCTTGGTAATAATTTTGAGTAATAGGTGCGTTAACAGCTTTAGAAGCTGCACTGACTTGTCTTTTAATCGAAGATTCAAACCTTTTAAGAAAATCAGAGCCAGATTCATTAGCAATGTAAGGCAGTAAGACACCTGTCTTTTTACCACTAAAATCACCTTCGTGGGCAATGCTTTTGTGAACAGCATCGGCAATAAGCAGGATTTGTTTAGGATCCATTCCATACCGTTTACCCATATCAGCCAAACCTTTGTAAACATCAAGCCTTTCTGTGGGCTTCATGTAACGAAGAGGTTCGCCTAAAGTATTAGCAGCAATTTCATGATGACCCACAAGTTTATCACCTAAACCTTGCAGAGAAAGAATTTCCATTGATTTAAGGGTCTTAAGATCAAGACTCCTAATAAGGGTCATAGCTTCTCGCGGGTTATCAGGCACAAAGTCGCCACCCAACATGTCTACAATAACTTCTGGATCACTACCCAATAACAGGTTAAGACTTCTGTTTAGCTTTTGTCTATTACTACTACCAGCAGCAAAATCCTCTGTCTGTTCCCATGCTTTAATTTTATTAGCTAGCGCTTCTTGAAATTTAAGGGCTTCTTTGTTAGCCATTACATAATATGCTCCAATAAAACTTTTTCACGGAGCCTATTGACTCCAAATTTATACCTCATCCATTCAAGGACGTTGGCACTTCCTTTCTCCTGATTACAACGGGTACAGGCACATACGACATTCGTTGCGACATCCTGCCCGCCACGAGACCTAGGATGAACATGATCGATAGATAACTGACTAAGGTCATAAGTTTTTCCGCAATAAATACATGTATGGTCAAAATGTTCCTTAATAGAGCGCCTCCACAGGCGCTTGGCTTCTGGAGAGGTCATGGCTATTAAGTTGAATAGGTAATCGTCAGGAGTTGGAAGTAGGGGTGTCATGCTCGGCCTTTACGTGCTCGGTTTTTAGATGCTTTTTCAAGGAATGTTTTACCATTCTTTCTGTGTGAGACATCTTTACCGTCACCATTGCCATAGGTTCCCCGTTTTCTGTTTTCTTTGTTTAGTGCAGCTCGTTTTTTGATCTGCAGTTTAGATGCGTCGTACTTTTTTTGGTACGTTTTGTAGTTACCGTTAGCGTATTTAGAACCGCTATATTTAGACGTTCGAGCCATGTAGCCTCCGATGTACAAGTTCAGGATCAACTGTAGGCATTACTGCCGCTAGTTTACCCAATGGATTGCTATCCATGGCAACACCGCTGATGTCATTTGTTTTAAGCCAGTCACAAGCTGCTTTTAAGTCTTGAGTAGTAGCCTCACCAGATTTAATTCTGGCAAGGAACTCTTTTGTGATAAGGTTATGCAGCTCGTTAAACTGGTCTTCAGTCGCTTTTTTCTTCATTGTTAATTGAAACAATTGGTACAACGTCGTTGCACAGAAACTCAACGCGAGAGTTAGGTCTAAACGTAAACCCAGCTTTCATAATTTCAGTACATTTAAGAGCACGAACCAGTTCGTAATCAAGACGCATCTTTTGTTCGTGTCTACGTGCAATGGATTTACAGAGTTCAACCATGCTGCCATCAAGTGGTACTGAGAAATTCAGTTGTAAACCAAAGTTATTGCTTTTTACGTAACCACTACTTTCGTATGGAACTGTATCGTTACCCATATAAAAGGGTGACAACTGCATGGTTGTTCCATTACAACTGTTGTTAGGTCCAAAATATTGACGAGACGGTGCTCCATTGTTTTGGAATTGCACCGCCTGATTAGTTACATTACCCGTAGCTGCTGCCACGGGGTTTGCTGTATTTTGAACTGTAGGTTCTTCGTTTGCAAAAGCAGGTGTTACTGCGAGAAGACCGATAAGGAGGTAGTATTTGTAACCTGCTGAATGGTTTCGGTGACCAAACTGTCTTCGATTAGACCTGCAGCACGGGTTACAATCTCCAATTGAAACTGTTCCCCTGCGTTGGTTACTGCATAGGTTGTTGTCGGGTCCGCGATGTTTCCGCTGGGTGTTACGTTTGTTCCAGACCATGATGAGTAATCACCACCATAAATATTTGTGTCAATCGTACGATCGATATCTACAGTAGTAGTCGTGGTGGATTGCATACTACCCTGCGTAAAATTAGGTGTTACCTGTTGAGCTGCAGCCGGTGAAGCGAGAAAAAGAAGGAGAAGAAGTTTTTTCATTGTTTCTTTTCACGTGTAATAGAAAATGTTGCTAAAGTGCCACTAAGAATGCTGGCGACATAAGTTGGATCCATCTTTTCCATCAGTCCTGCGTATGATGCTGTGAGGAGTCCTGCTGACCAAACGAGAACGATGAATTTGATGATTCCATCTTTTTTTTCGTGATTCGAGTCCATGTCTGTTTAAATACTGGTTTCAGTATCATTACAATGTATTTGAACATAGATGTAGCAGACAGGGTGGCGGCAACAGAAATGAATGCTGTTGTAGCTGCTGTAGTCATGATAGTAGTTGACGGTAACGGAACTTCAATATCCGTAAACGGTATCTCTACTATCTGAGCTTCAGGTGGAATATTTATTTTTGGTATATTCGGTTGTTTAGGTACTGGTTTAGCCTCTTTCTTAGGAGGATCATCTTCTGTATTAATCCCGTCTACACCTGGTGGCGGTCGAAGTGTGTTAGGAGGCACCACAAGCGGCTTGTAGCTAGGTACATCAGCCTTTGGTACCTCCAGTATCGGGGGTGGCATTGAAGGGGCTTCAGGAAGCACCAGGGACGGTATTACAGGAGGTTCAGTCCAGCTTTCCACCGAACAAACCGCGTTCGATAAATTTCACTGCTTGATCATCCACAGTGTTGTCTGTTTGCTCAGCCAGTTTCTTCAAAAGATCCACGATAAGACGTTTGACTTTATCAGAGTTAATGAACGAAAAAAGGATTGGACGGATAAGGGTGATCATAATCATTCAAAAATAAGTGAGTCAGAGGAACCGAAATTGCTAGTTGTAGAAGAGGAAGAGAACTCTACGACTTCTTCAGCAGGTTCTTCAGCAGGCTCTTCAGCAGGCTCTTCAACTACAACGGGAGGTTCCCATTCAAAGAAAGCTGCAGAGGTGACATACGCAGCGAGTTCTGCTGTCGTAGTAGTGTCTCGGATAGCCGTTTCTTTGGTGTTGCTGTAGGTACGAATCTCAGCACGACGATCAAGAACGCCCTGCGGGATAGCAGAACCGTTCTCAGCGTTACGTGTGACGTACCAATCACTAGGAGCCAACAGGCTCCCAGCAATTTCTTTGACTTTGCTAACCCACAGGTCTACGAGACCAGCGTGGTCTTTGGGATTATCGACACCCCAATAGAAGCGTTGATCCCAGGTTGGACGAACAGGGTCAGGTACTTCAGTGATACCAATGGCTTGCTTTTCTTCCAAAGTAGTCAAGCGCAACCAATTAGCTGGGTACGACATCCCATTATGTGTAAATGCCC